GGTATGATTTACAAATACGTTCAAAATATAGATTCAGATACGCCAATAATGTGCATTAATACGCATATAGGGGATGAAGTACGAGAAGATGGAACTATTGACGAAGGTGTAAACGGTGCTAGAATTGAGATAAGTGTATTTGAAAGTGTTGAGTTAGTTGCTAAGAAATTTAATTTAACTAATTCAGAGGTATTAAGAGAGATAGTTCATGAAGCTATAAGAGAAAATTACAAAGTAATAAAACATGGAATTGAGTTACAAAAATTAGGATTTGATAAAATATGAGTATAGTTGTTTATTTAATATTTTGCTTATTAATAGGATTATTAGGCAATAAAAGAAAAATTGGTTTTGGTTGGGCTTTCTTTTGGAGTTTATTACTTAGCCCTGTAATTGGTTTAATTATCACATTAATAAGTAGAAATAATGAATCGAAAAACAAAAACTAGAATTTGGGGAAAACAAGTAAAAGAAACTATTATTAAACGTAAATTAAGGGAAATTGAACTAATAAAGTTAAATGAAAACCATCCTTATTACATTAAATCCCCTCATTTATTAGATTTTTATTATGGTAAAAAACAATGTGATAGATTAAATTTTACAATATCAGATTATAAGTCTAGAGAAAATAGTTTTGAAATTAAAATACATAAATTAGAATTAGAAATAAAGTATTTAAAAAATAGAAACTTATTTGAAAGAATATTTAATTTATAAAATTAGCCCCAATTAAGGGGCTTTTTTATTATCCTATGTTTAAATTATCATACGTAATATTAAATGATGCTAAGTATTGATTACCTGAAACTGTTGGATTTACTACAAAAAATGAAATGTCTGTACTATTTGTTCCTGAAATTGACCCACAATTCATAGTATTAGCACTTGTATTGTTTAATGAAAAACAACCATTAATTCTACTTTTATACTTATAATTGTTTTGTAAAGTTAATGTAATTGTAGGAGGAGTGGTACTATTCGATAAAAAAATAAATATTCCATGTAGTGTCGTTATATTACCTTTTTTTACTGTATTTATTATTGTTGATAAACTTGAGGTATTTGTAGCAGTTATACTACTAGCAATAACATCTGATGATGTTGTATTTTGTAATTCAGCTCTATTTAAATATTTAAAACTTAAATAATTAATACCACCTAAAGGACTTTCACTAAATGATAACTTTCTTACACGATTAGTATTTCTAGTTACACTATCTGTATATGTTGTTGGTTCTCCTGACTGCCATGTATCGCTAAAATTTAACCCTACATTTGACAAAGTAGTGTAAGTATAAGTTTGTGCATCTACTTGATATAATTCATTACCATATTGCACCATACCTTTAGTGATACTAATTGTACCAGAACCTAAACTTATTATTCCACCATATAAAAATAATAAATCAGTATTATTTTCTTGGTTTAATATGCCATAAAGTAACCCTAAATCTTGACTTACAAATGAATCTTGTACAAAATCTAAAGTTCTACCTAATATTGGTAAACCTGCAGAATCACTTATATTACTTGTTAATATCCTATTCATAATTAATAATAATTTATTGTAAAGTTAACACCTACTATTTTATATTTATTTACAATACTATTTATAGTATTTGTAGTTTTAGTTGTTCCACCGTATGCTATTTGCACTGAATTAGGTACATTTATATCAAACTGTGTTGTATTTGCAGTATAAGTTAAATAAACTGCATTACCTATTGCATTTGTAAATACTGCACTTGATTGATTATCACTAAATGAAATAAAACTTGTGCTTTGTGCAGTTGTACTAATATTTATTGTATTATCTGCATTGGTATTTACTTTATAATTATAGAAATTTAATGTTAAATCAAAGTTTAAAAAAAAACGATATAAGGCATATTCTAATTGTTTTTTTCTTCCTTGATATATAAATCTTTCTTCCCACCCTATCATATTTTCAGCTACTAAAATCCAATATGTAGCATTTGTTGGATTGTTACCAATAATAGTACTTAAGCATTCATAAGTAGCACCTCCATAATTAACTACATCACCTTTATTGTAAGTAATTGAATTATTATACTCATTACCATTAGATCCATTTTTTCTATAATTCCAAGTATTATTTCTTAACCACTCTAAAGGGCTTACCCATGCATTTACTAAAGCTAAAGCATTACTTAACCTCCTATAAACTGGTGTAAGGTAGTTGGTAAAATAACTATATGAATAATCAAATACACTCATGATGCAACGTAAGTTAATCCTGTAAAATCAGAAGTTTGAAAGTAACCACTTAACGGATTAAGTGTGTTTTGATTCCAAGTATTTGATGTAATTAAGTTAATAACCGAACTATTTGCATCTGTATTACTTAAATCTGTAAATACAACATTATTTACACCAGCAACACTAATAATAGAATCAATAATATTATTTACCTTCATTAATCCATCAAATTGCAAAGTATTTAAATAAGTAGTGATTGCATTTTCTACATTTGCTTGTATTATTTCTGAATATTGACCATCATAATATACTACACCTGTAAACGCTAGTAAGTCACCTGCAATAGATGTTAATGTGAAATTAACTCCAACTGGTATAATAGCTTCAGTTATGTAATTAGATAATTGAGTTTGCTCAGGTGTTGTTAATGCAGTTGAATTTTTAGCTACCTTGATTGATACTGTTCTATTTGGTAATGTAATAACACTACATTGAGTAACTATATTTGCAGTTGTATCAATTGTTGGATAATAAAAAAAACCATAATTACTTTTAGTTTTATCGTCTTGAAATAATGCTTGATAATTATATTGCCATGACAATATTTGTGCCTGTACCCATTGTGGTGTATTAGGTGCAATAAGCGTTAATTTACTTTCTACTTGTGTAATAAATAAATCCATTAATTGCTCAAAAAAAGCTATTGATGTAGCAATAATATAACTCCATAATCTAAACTTAGCAGTTTGGCTTGTACTTGTTAATTGTGTACCTAAAACTGCATCATTTGAAATATTGGTAAGTATTTCATTGTTTATTTCTTGAATACTTCTTGCCATTAGTCTATTTGTTTTATAATAGTGTAGTCAGGATTTGAACTTATACCATTAACTGGTCTATTTTGATTAAAATCAACGAAATTCGTTACAAATGTAGAAATGAAATGATAAATATTAGTGTGTTGTGTATCATTTTCCTCACTTGTAGCAACCATAGCGACTGCACCGTTAAACTCTTTCAAATAAAACTTATTGTAAATACTTAATAAAATATCTCTATAACTTAAATTCATTTCTAAGTTATTATAATCTACAAAAGTATCTGAATTGTAGTTTTCAGTAATTACATGGAATTTAATTTCCAAAGGATCATATAAAGTTGTCCCATTTCCAAGTTGAATACGTGGATTAGGATTTACAATTTCAATAAAACAAGCTGGTAATTGATAACCGTATTGCTGACCTTCATTTACACAAATATCATCATATTGATTATTCCATTCTGAAACTGTTAGTAATTCAGGTAATTCAGCACGAATATAAGTTATAATATCAATTAGTAACTGTTTCATTTGTCTATATTTTCAAATTTACGTTTTATAAATGCAGTTAATTTCTTTGTTAAACTTGGCATATCACCCATAAATTTACGTTGTGGCATATTAAAGCTATACTTACCAAATGCTTTACCTTTACCTCCATTATTATGAATATAAGCATAAGGAATATCACTACCTATTGTAACTGTATCACTTGTTTTTTTAGTTACTTTAATAGAACGCCTTAAACTACCTCTACCGATAAGAATATTCTTACCGTTTGGTTTCTTTTTAGGTTTCCAAGCTTTTCCGTTGAAACTTTGTTTTCTAAAGTTTAAAACGAATTCAGTTACTGCAATTTCACCAATGCCATCAACTATTTCAGCTTTAACTTTCTCAAAGTTTTGAAGTAGTTTAGTTAATTTTTGTAATTGCCCCATTAGTATCGTATAATTCAACGTATAAAGGCTCATTACTATATTTAGAGCCTAATAATATATCAACCTTATCAAACTCTAATTTAGCTTGATTTTCATAGATTTGTTGTCTTTGTTGTTTATCTTCAGTTTTAGATATTACAAACTGTTTGAACTCTTCAAAGTTACGTTCTTTAAGATATATTGCTTTAATTGGCTTTCTAAAGTGTCTATAATGACTTACACATGATGCAATCATATCAGCGGTGCAGTTACCTGTTTTTTCAAAGTCGTTTCTCATAATTCAATTATAGGTAAATTAAAATTCTTTTTAGCAAATATTTTATACTTTCCTGCAATATCGAAATAAGGATGTGATTTGTCAAATATTTGACCCGTTTTAGTTGGGTCTTGTGCAAATATACCACTAGCTGGTACTACTTTGCTTATATCTTGTGTTACTTCTACATCACCGTAAGCATGAGATATAAGTAAACATCTACACCTATAATGACTTAATGGTTTGTTAGTACTCCAAAATGGGTCATCAACACGTCTTACAATACCATCTTTTGAAGCACAAATAGGGCTTGTTTTATCATCTATACTTGCAACATACTCAAGTAATGGAAAGTCATTTTTACGTTGTTCAAAACCTCCCCAATTCTTTGCTTCAGTCGCTTGTCCTACTGTTGTAAAATATTCAGCTTCAAGCCAATGTTTATTATACTTTTCAAATAACACTTTAGCTTCGGTTTTAAATAGATTCCAATCTTTTAATTTACCATTATCATCCAATAATAACCCTTCATTAGCTAATACATATTGAAAAGTTTTAGCACCTGAAAATATATTGATATTTGTATTAAAAGCATCTTTTAAGGCAATATCTATTTGATTTGGAACTTCTATATCGTAACCAATTTTTATACCTTCAAGTAAGTGTTCGCAAACTTTACGATATAAACCAAAAGGTAAATTTGTAGCGTTTATTTCACCGCTATAAATTTGCTTTAATAGTTCATCAACATAATCATCACTAAACTCCATACATATTATTTAATGCATTCAATGTTTTACTTACTGTTGGTTGAGGTATTTTATTTACTGGTATTTTAGTTCTTTCAGTTATCCATTTTGGATCAACCTCTATTCCTGCATCAAATAAAGTTTTAACTATTTGAACTGTTTTTTGATTTATTTCTTCTTCCTCCTCTTTTGCTTCTTGTGCTTGTTTATCATTTCTAAATTTAAATGATAAATTTTCAGGAATAATAAAACCTAAATTTCTAAGTTTAGGGAATAAGTTTTTATTTATCTCGTTTTCTACAAATGATATTTGAGAATTTTCTATTTCTCTCATTGCTATTAAAGCTTCATCATTTGAGCCTAATTGCCCTGAAGTACTATCAATTGCATCAGCATGACCAAGTAATATTTTACTTATTTTCTTTTCACATCTAACTTCAAAGTTATCAAATGATTGAAAAGATGTACCAGTATTTTTACTTTCAATAAATTCAATTTCATCATTTGGGTCAATTAAAGCACTATTACTTGATGCTAAATTTTGAAGCATTGAAAACATTTCTTCCCTTTCGTCTTCAGTTGTTTTCATTGTCTTAGCAACAACAAACGGCATAATGAATTTTTCTATAAAATCAGCATTATACCCCATGTTATTACGTAAAAATATCTCGTAATAAGCTACATTATATAATAAGCCATAACCACTTTCACTTTTACCATATTCGTTAAATGTTGATGTGTATAACATCCAATCTTGCCATTCTTCATCCTCCCAAGATTTACCACTTACTGAATAAAAAAACGGTTGAACTATTTTTCTATCAGGTGAAATATTTTCTCTACGTATAATACGTAAATCTTTCAATTCAAAGTTTTCAAAGTAATCCCATGCAATAAGAGAATAACCGTATAATTGAGCATCTAATATTGATTTAATAACTTTAGCCATCCAATCTTTTTGAATTAGCTTAGTTAATTTTTCATCTACTTGTTTTGTATCTGAATTTATTATTTCAAAGTCTTTTTGTAACACTAAATTCTGCCTACGTGCTATACACGCTTGTACATGACCATTTAAAACAGTATCAGCATATAATTGTTGAAGCTTAAAACTTTGTGGAAACCAAACACGCTCACGTTCTTTTAATGCAGTCCTCCACGTTCCAATATCTTGCTTAACCCTATCAACTTGAATACGTGCAATTCCGTTATTTGGATTATGATTTGTTTGTGATTGTCCTTGCGTTCCTGAAGTTGGTTTATAAGTATTTGGAAACCAAAAATTCTTAATATTACTAAATATACTTGCCATCTTAATAACTATTTATATTTTTTGCATTTTGTGATACTCTTATTCTTGACCCTGAACGAAAAGGTAAACGAGGTATAGCAAGTGTTAATGTTTCACCTCTTGCACAATCTTCTAACCAATTATTAACAACCCATTTATACTTATCGGCTCTAAATTGTGGTATTTGCCTTTGAGGTAACCTAGTCATTATTTCAAAAATAACAACATCAATAAGATAATTAACACATTGAGGGTTACGATTATCTCCTTGTTGCCATTTTGTAGTATCTGAAAATTGACCTGCACTAACCGAATAAGCTACACCACTACCCCAATATGATACGCCATAATTTATATCATCAGGAGCAACACTAATATTATTTTGTATTGCAGTGTATATTTTATCTTTGTAAAATATCTCAGTACCAACTGTATAATAAGTTTCATAATCCCAAAAAGGCTTAGGTACAATAGTGTTATAATAATCATGTTGTACTCCTAATAATGTAAAAAATGTTGCATTAGTTGGTAATACTCCAGCACTATAACCTGAAGTAGTTGAATTTTTTAAATAAACATTACCATCTGTATAAACCACTAATTGATTATTAGTGTAAACAGTAGCATTTGACCATACAATACCATCTAAATACACAAGCATATTAGCTTTATAAGTTAAAGTATTAGAATATTGCGTTGTATCAGTAAATTCAGCATCAACATCATATTTTTGTATTAATTTTGATTTAAAAATATCTAAAGCAAGTAACTCACACTCTTTTTTCACTGCCAAATCATTAGATGTTATTTGGTTCAATTGAGCATCTTGTATTCTTACCTTATAATCAAAGCTAGTTAGATAAGCCATTGTCTTAATATTTATTTTTACAAAGTAAACAAAAAATATTAATAATGTTTGTTTGATGTGCTAAAACCTTTTATAGATGTTGGTTTAAAATTCATTCCTGAACGCTTCCAAGTTTCAAAATCATTAGCAAATAATGTTGTAAGTACATAATCCATGCAATCGCTCATGTGTCCTACTTTTTGGTATCTTACTTTAGTAATTGGGTTAGTATCCATTTCTTTAAACTTACCACCGTTCATATCTTCTTTAGTAAGTATTAAATCATTTATAGTCTTTTGGCATTCTCTATTGATTAATATTTCAATACCGTTGTAATTCTTTTCTAAAACAGTATTAATCCAATCTAATCTATCTTTTACATTAGGATTTGATTTTGCCACCCTTAAACTAGGTCTATAATCTTTTAAATAACCAGTAATTAACCTAAAAAAGTTCATACCTTTTTCTAGTTTAGTATCTTCTTTTTGAGCTGTTGCATCACCATAAATAAATACACCTGAACTATGTGAGTGATATTTACGTTTTATTTCATTACATACCGATTCTACTCTATTGTGTGGGTCTTCTAGTGCTATTTCATCAATACAAATGGCTTTTTTACCATCTATTTGCCAAATATTACAAGGTAAGTATGGATTAACATTATCATCCCAAGAAATATGTATAGGTAAATTAGGGTTATATTTAACATCAAATACGTGTTTATCTAATTCAAAGCATTTATAAGCTTCACCACCTACCTTTAATTGAATATCCCAGTTACCATTAACAAAAACCTCATATTGATAAGTTGGTAGCAATTTTAAAGATTCATAATAAGATTTTGGTATATGTGGATTATCTGTAATTTTTGCAGGAACATAAGCCACCCCTTGAGGTAGTGAACTTGTTTTCCATTTATCATAAAATCTTTTCTTAACCCAATTATTTGCAGGGTTACAACTCATTAATATTTTAGCTTGAATTTCTCCAGCATGAAACCAAGACCCTGCACGTTCAATTACTTTATCAAATGTTACCTCTTGAATCTCATTAACTTCATCAATAAAAGCACCATTAATTTCAAGCCCTTTAAAACGGTTTAATTCTTTATCATTGGCATAGTTTTCAGCCATAAATATAATTTCAGAACCATTATTCCAAGTAAGTACATTTGTTTGTTTATTGTAGTTTTTTACATATTGGCTAAAACCTTTTGAAAGTAATTCGTTAAAAGTAACCAATAAAGTACGAGTTAAAGTAGGTACAGAAGCCCTCATCATTAACCACCTAGAATTAGGATATTTAAAACAATAGCTAATAATCATTAAACAACCCCAATACGATTTGCCACCACGAATAGAACCACCGTAAAGAGTTATAAAATTATTATCAGCTATTACCTTAGCTTCATTCTGTTTTTTGCTCGGTTGTATCTTCATTAGGATTACCCCACTCTACAATCATTGGTTGATTAACTGTAATTTCTTGTTCTGTTTTTTCAATATACCCTCTTTTCTTAGCTTTTGTTTTAAGATAGAAAATTATAGCTGTATCTGAAGGTGGTGTTTTATATACTTCATTTTCTGAATCTTGCATATAAACTCCTTCGATTTTTTGAAACAATTTAGATTCAACAAAATCTATAACAGTTTCGTTAATTTCTTCAAGTGCTTTTTTAAATTCAGGGTCTGAATCACGCCATAAATAAACAGTTGTACGACCTATTTTAGTAGATTTACAAGCATCTGTAATAATACCCTTACATTGTTCTAATGCTTCTAAAAAAATCTTTTTATTTTGTTCAGTTTGTTCAGGTAATGCCATATCTTTTTATTTCAAAATTAAACAAAAAAACCATACTATCAAAGTATGGTTTAAATTGTATTATAATACTTTCTACTTTGTGCCATTACAAACATTTTCATTTGTTTTTGAAAGTAGCATCTAAGAATTATAATCCGTAGGCATGAAGCCTTAAGACTTTGCAAAGTTAGGTAAATTATTTAAATAAATCTACTATTTCAGCAAGTGTTAATCTACGTACTGTATTTGTAAAATAAGTATTAGGATAAACCATAGTAATAATCTTGTCAATATTAGATTTATCTAATAGAAATTTAATTAATAAATTAGGTTCTTTAAATTTTGCTACATAGTCTTTTTCTGAATGATGACTAGCTACTAAATCGCCATCATCATCACGATATACATAAATTGATTTCATATTGAACTTAAAATATCGTTAGTTGCATCTTGATAACCTTCTGCATAACCTTCTTGTTTTGCATCAATCAAATCTTGGTTTTCTTTTTCCAACATTAACTTAGCAAAATGCAAAGTATCTTGATTAAAATCATTTTGTTCAATATACTCAATTATGTGTTGTACTGATGTTTTCATATTTCAGTTTCGTTTAAGTATTCTTCAAAATCTATATTCCAAGAATATTGAGCGTCAAATGCATCTTTTACAATTGGTTCTAATGGTTTTGATTTATTAATAATTTTATTCATAACAACAATATGATTATTAATAATTTTTCTTTCCACTTTAGAGTTCCCATTTTCAATAAGAAAATTATTAAATTCTTTTAATAAAGAATCTAAATATGCTTTCTCAATAACTACACAATCTTTTATCTTTGCCATATTATTTTATAATTAAAACCCCTTCACGACACAATTGCCTTAATTGTGCGTCTGTAAATTCATCGCTAAAATGATATTCGCTTGTATCTTTTTTGCAATCAAAGATAACCGTATCTTTGCATTTTTGCTCTTGGTGTACTTTAGCTTTACAACACAGTAAAACCAAAGGTAAAAGGTATTTTATAAGGTTCATAATTCCAATTGCGTTACGTTGCTAATTTGTCTAACTTCTGTAAGTGATTGAACTACATAAGTAACTTTATTTTCTTTAATAGAAAGTCTATTACATTCTGCGAAAGCTTCATCATAATTCTTATATTTCTTAGTTGGTGGCATATTTCCACCCATTACAACTACCATATAAAATGATTTATTATCAATTATTGGTTTAATTTCTCCTTCGTATTTCATAGCTAATCCATTCTAGTTGCATCAAAGAAATCATCTCTACCCTTTTCATAAGCATCATCACAAGCTTTGTGAACTATCTTAATTATCTCTTGTTTTACAGTTTCGGATAAACCGTATTGCAATACTAAAGCGTTTATTTGTTCTATGCTATTTTCCATATTTCTTAATTTCTTCTGCAAACCAAATTATTTTGTTCGCATCGTATTGTATGCTTACATCTTTTTTACCTTGTCCTTTTCTAGCTTCCGAAATACGCCTTGAAGCCTTAACAATGTTGCATAAGTCCCATTGATTATTAAATACATCACGCAAAATGTCATTTAATTCACAATTAAATTTTTCTCCTTTTGAGTTAGTAATTTCAATTTGATAATATTGAGTACTACCTCCATCGGATTGCACTTCATTACTTGAAGGCACAACACTAATAGTATCATTATCCAACTCACTCAAAAATTTATTAATTGGTGGATTGTTTTTTGAAGTTCCTAAGATTTTAGATTTGTAGCTTTCTTGTTTATTTTCCATACTTACCTCTTTTTTTGCCTTTGTCTACTCTAATTTTCTTAACTACTTCAATTTTATTTGCTCCGATTCGAGAGTTCAATAACTCTATTTTAGGTATTAAAATACGTTTTTGATTAATATGAAAAACATAATACTTATAACCTTGAATAGTTGCCAACTGTACCATTTTCTGCTTGTACGAAATATTATTAATCGTTTGTGGTCGTTTGTATAATGTTTCGTTTGCAAAGAAATACCCTGAATTAATTTCAGGATATTTAGTTTCGAGTTCGTATATCATTTTTTAAATGTATAACTTACAGTATCTTTAGTATAACCTTTAACGCTTACTTTTGGTATTACTTCGCCTTCATCGGTTACAATGTTGAAACTACTTTTAAATGCAGAATCAAGTAACTCTTTTCTTTCTGCTAGTAATGTTTTTATTCGCAAGTATTCAGGGTCATCTTCATAATTCAATTGAGCATACCCCTCTTTTCTACTTACTTTGCAACCGTTTAAAATTAATCCTTTATCAATGTTTGATTGTAAAACATTACTATTAATTTTTCCCCTAGCTTGTTTTACAGTTTCCTCAATAAATTTAAGTTGCATATCTAATTCAATAGCAGTTTTATTACCATTTTCAAACTGTTCTATTAACTTGTCAGCAAGTGTATTTATATTTGACTTACTAAGCTCATTTGAGCCTAGCAAATCTATTTGTGTGTTATTATTCATTTGTAGTTAATTCAGTTTTACGTTTATCTTTTATTGCGATAAAATCAGGATTAGTTTGCAATGATTTGTATTTACTCCAAATAGTTTTTAAATCCTCAATATTT